TATCCAAGTCCAATTTGCGCTGAGCCAGTTTCCCATTCTCGATATATCCATTCAGGATACCTTCGAATTTATCAGCCAACTTAATCAACTGTAACAGAAGTAATTGCCCCTCGCTATCCCGCACTGGGCATTTCTTCCATGCTTTGAAGACGTCGGCTTCCAGCATCCTCATGGCCTCCTGATACACGGGATTATCTAGCACCTGGCGTGCGTCGTGGCTGGCTGTAACGGCTTGTTGGTCTGTCATTTTTTCACCGGTAGGAGATGGGAATTAGAATTACTTGCGGTGGGGTTGCCGATTTGTTGTCAATCCGGCTAGCCTTATTGGGGCATGGCCGGTCAGCGCTGCAACTGCAAATATATCCCTGCCCACCTTGCACGCCAATGCGATCACATCGAATAAGAGGCGGCAGTTCTCGTCTATTTACATTTAGAAAGAACATAGACCCCCCTATCGGCACATTAGCATGAGCAGCGGCGATGACCGCAACGCAGCACCATCCGCCACGCCCTCAGCCATCGAATAGAAGCTTGCCGCGTCACCAAAGATGGGCAGCACTGATTGCGGCTGGTAGCCCAAGATCGTCTGGTCGGTGTACAGGATGTTGTCCGTCCCTGCCGCAGCGGTGTTTGCTGGGCTGGTGACCGTAGACCCAGTGACACCTGGTGCACCGAACAGCGACCGTCCTCTTAATTGACCTGCTGGCAGTGACGAAAAATTAAGCCGCACAGTATCAGCACTAAACAGTGACCCGGAAATCGGTGCAATTGCAGTCACCCAGTCGTCACCACTGAAACTGAATCCACTTGGCATTGCACCATTCTTCAGCAGCAAAGATGCACCATTCAGGCCCGTCACTTTGACGTAAATATCCAGGCCGCTACGCCAGAACTTGGAGAACCGAGGCCCAACAGGATCAACCGCGCCAGGATAGCCAAATACCCACAGTGCCGCATTTGCAATCAAAGGATCGACAATCTCAACGCGGACGGCTGGCACTGGGTGCACCCCGTCGCTACCGTTGGTGGCCCAGCCAGAGCCAGTGCCAACAAACTGCAGGGTAGCGGGATTATCCAGAGCGAACCGGTACGCCTCTAGCCGGGTAACGTGCAGATTACTACGGAGCAGTGTTGCACCGCCCGCAGTATCTGGAGCCAGGACGGGGAAGGTCTCCATCAGCAACCATTTGTAGTTGCTGGCCCCAAGGTACGCATCTAACACGCCCTTAAACGCGGCCAAATCGGCATAGCTCTGATCGGCTGTAGATATGTCGCCAGCCTGCGCACGGTTCATCACCCAGGTGAGGAAGTTGGGCTTGTTCAATCCACCATTGCCATCGAAGTATGCCTTCGCAGCCAACCATGGCGCGGAAGACAGTCGCCCATTCCAGAATGCCAGCTGTGTTGCACCCGCCCAGTACGTCATGGTGCCAACTACGCAGCCTTGCGCTAAAGATAGGGCGTTTGCCAATTGATTCTCACCAGATGACCCGCCTATTGCGCCCGTCGTCCCACGCAGGTGGTTCCATGCGTTAGCAACAATGCCTGTAGCGCTGGTGCTGGTGCCCAACTTGGCGGTGTAGCCATTAGGGGCCACAAACCCCTGCGTGTTCACGCCGTCCATCTGCCCGCCGTGGCTATCACCCAGGTTTGCCTCTACCTCGCCGACCCCCCAAGTAATCCAGGAGCGATTCAGGCGGTTGCTATCACCCGTGCCGCCAGCACTGTTTACTCTGCGAACTTCTATGTTCTGCCAGTAGCCTTTGGGCACCGTCAGGGTGGTGTTGATGGCCGCGCCGCCGCCTGCGCTCCCTGTAACCAGGGTTTGCCATGCGCCAACAACCATACCCAATATTGGGCCGTACTCTGTGAGCCGAACTTGAATGTCTGCCGTACCTGTGCCGTAGTCCGTACCAACAAAAGGCACTGGATACGAGCCGCCGATATGCCCAATGACTTGCCGCCATGGAAGGGGAGCAAGCGCAACAACGTTTGTGGGCTCTGTGGGCGTGCCTGCGGCCATGTTGTCAGCAGTCGCGCCGCGCAACATGGGGCCATCGCCATAGTTGGCGACAGCGCCGTAACGGCGAAACACGACGGCGGCACCCAGTGAACCCAAGTTGGTGACGGCTGCCGCAGGGTTAGCCGTATCGGTGAGTACGCTGGTTTCAAGCGGGTAATACACCTGCAAGTTTGCGTTGACGCTGATGTCCGTGTTGGACGGCTTCATGCCCGCAGCCATCTTCGCCATATCGGCCACAGTCGGCATAGCATTGAAGAACATAAAGTCCTCAACATCACCTTCAAAAGTTCCCGTGCCGCCAGCGCCTCCAACAGAGAAATTCCCGACTGCAAGTCCGGTAAATGCCCGCGTCTGCGAGACTACCAGTACAGGAGCTTGACCTGCCTCGGCCACCCAATACTCATTGGCCCCTGCCGCAGTGCGCCCCAGGAAGTGAATCCGTGGAGCAAACGTAACCTGCGCCAGCGCTGTGTAAAGCGTAGGTGACGCGCCGCCGATCGTATCCAGCGTGCCGCCGCTGAACATCAAGTTGCCAGCGTCATCCTGGCCGCCAACGCGGTAACCAGTTCCGTTGTAGTAGATATTGAGCCCCGCAGCCCCTGCTAGAGCGCCCCGGCTTATCAGATTGCCCGCGCCTCCGATGGTGACCTGATCCCGGATAGCTACACAGAAAGGCCCATTGGGCACGGCCATGCCAGTAGTAGTACGCCAGTTCGAGGTGCTGTTTGTACCCCCGGCTACGTTTAGGCGGGAACTCATGGGTTACACCCCGTCCACGATGTAGCTGTTGGCATTGGAGCCACGCTGGGTGATGCCGAACACTGCGTTTGAGGCTGCAGCACGGGTGATGGTCGTAGCGGCACCATTGCCGGTTGTGCCAGTGAACGCCACCGATGTGGTGCCAAAAGGGATGACCACGCACCGGAAACCAGCGGGCAAGCCAGCAGGAACCGTCAGGGTGGCCGTGGCGGTGCATTCCAGCACCAATCCATTGTCAGTCGATGCCAATGGACGCGAACTACCGACTTGCACAGGCGGTGTGGGTGTGGAGCCACCACCGGACTCCTCGAATGAGGCAGCCGTCCCGACACCCGCAAGGGTGACCGGGATGCCGTCATCTTGCCGCGTGAACTGCTCACCAGGCGGGATGAATGCCGGGGCGCTAGCGGTATCCCACGCCACACGGCCAATGGCTGACACAGTGAGTCGGACCATGATGGCCGTGGCATACGGGCCAAATGTTTGGTCACTGGCGGAGTTGGTAGCCAGGGCCACGGGGACATTGGCCGCTCCCGAGATGATCTGCGCGGTATAGGTGCCACCCAGCCACGCCAGTTTTAGCGAATGGGTCGCCTGAACTGGAATATCAACGGAAAGGCCATTGGAAATGCTTTTGCTCATGATTCACTTTCTAGCGTGTCGGTTTCTGCCTCGGCAGCAGTGTTTTGCGCGGTCTGCGCGGAAATATACGATTGCTCCCGGCGCTGGTTTGCTGCAATCTCCGCAACAATAATCCGTGTTTGATTATCTGCGTCGGTTTTGTAGCGGTCAAACTCAAGCTGCCATTTCTCCAATTGCTGCTTATGGGCGGCAATCATAGTTTCACGCTCTGAATCACGAGCATCGTTTGCAGCCTGCAATTCAAGGTTAGCCTGCACCTCTTGCAATTTAGCCTGGGCTTTCAATTGCTCCAATTGCTGCAGGGCCTGAGATTCAAACTGGACCTTCTGCGCTTCGCCCTGCATTTTCATCTGCGCGATCTGAATAGCTGGGTCAGGCGGTGGCGCTTGCTGGGGAATCGGAGCATCGCCTGGGTCGGTCCAGAACTCACCCACATTCTTGTAACCAGCCGCCTCGGCCTTCTTGGCCTGCACGTTGTAGATCTGCTTTGGAGTGACCAGCATAGGACCAAGCGGACCACCCATCAAACCAAGCTGAGCCTGCTCTAGACCATGCAGCATGGCCATTTGTTGATTGCGGTCACCAGTGCCCAGGCCTACGTTAATCGTCATGTCGTAGCTGTCGCGCCATTCGTTGGGGTCGTACTCTACGAACTTGTCCAACAGCTTGAAAGCGATAGTCTCCATCTGTCCATCGGTTAACAACTTCAAAATGCCCTGAAACATGGGCTTCATGCCCGTTTCAGCGAACACCCGCGCAATCAACTCCACCCGAGCCTGGGCAGCGTTAGCGGTTTGCTGTACCTCTACGGCAGTCTTGTCTGCTCGCAGCACGTTTGGGTCAAGCCCCTGCTGCGCAGCCGATACACCCGTGCGCTTTTCGCCCATCGAGTCCACGTATTGCAGCAGCGGCAAGGTCTGCCCACCGACAAACGGGACAACCTCTTGGCGAATGGCATCCAGCGACCTAGCACGAATAATGCCGCCAGCGCGAGAGTCAAGCAAGTCGTCAATGTTAACCTGAGGTGATCCAGCAGCATCCGTGACCACGACCGTGCGCGCATTGTTCGCCAGGTATGCGCTATCCATCATTTGCCGCGTCAGCTCGGTCTTGAGGCGCTGCAAATCGCTCATGGTCTCGGCCACGCTCATCCCATCGAAGCGGTGCGGGTTGAGGATCGGCGAGAACATGGCCACCGGGACGTGCGAACACTCCTCACGGCTCAGAATCTTGTCTTCTAGGCGGTAAATCTCCAACCGCTCGGCAACGCCATCACCATCGGCATCAATCAGCACCCACTCACGGTACAGCACGCCCTGGACTTGGCTTTCGTCATCTGAGATGCGATTGAAGCTGTCGCCCAGGTAACCCGTCTGGGCGGTGTTGGAGCGGTTCTCGCGATAAGACGCGTCCGGGCTAAGGTTGGATTGGCTGCTTGGCGTAAGATCGTCAGCCTCTACGTCATCAAAGCCCATCAGGTGCAGCTCAGACAGCGTAACGGGGATGACTTCGCCAACATACGGGCAGTCGGCGAGTAACGGGCTGGTCCAATCACGCTGCACCAGAAGGCGCTCGGGCTGGATTGCCTCAACCTTGATCGTGCGCTTTTCCTCGATCTTGTACAGCCGGACATTGTGAGTCGCCGGGGCCATCAAGGGTCGGCCGGTCATCATGTCGATTGCTGGCTGTCCGTCCTGCGTCATCATGGGTTGCGGCGGCAGTGGCTCGGAAGATTCAATCTCCCACCCCTCGGTCACCATCAGCATGGCGAGGGACATTTCGTCCACACCGCGCACGTTCTTGCAGGTCTTGGTGCGCTTTGTCTCGGTGCGCCAGGTCACCACGCCATTCTTCACTAGCAAAGCATCCTTGAACGCCGTATACAGCGTCAGGAAACCATTGTTTTGCTTGTAGAACACGTAATTGCAACCTGCCGTGGCTTGGTCTGCGCCCTCTTCCTCATCAGCCTTGGTTGGCTCAAAGCAGACGGCTTTATCGGTGCTGGAAAATATCTTGAGCAGAGATGGGAGAATCCACTCAACGGTATCTTGCACCTCGCTGGTGACAATCTCGGAATGGCCCTCTTCCTCATTACCGTAGGGTTCACGGTAATACTCTTTCATCGCCTTTTCACGCTCGGTGCCTAATTGCCCCCACGTGTAAGCTGATGCATCTTCCTCGTATCGCTGGACGATGGACAAAATAGCGTCGTCATCCATTCGTTTCTTAGCCATGCAGCAATCCCCAGTTTGTGCCCTGGCTAGAACCCGACAGCTTCACAGCGTCTATGACCATCGCACCAACCTTTTTGAAAATTACGCG